TGCCCTGATCCTAACTGGATGGCTGCTGCACTGGCTGGTAACGTACTACCACCCATCGACACATACCTTCGTGACCAGAACGTACCAGACGGACAGCCTAAAGAGCATCCGTATGCCAAGCCTATCGGTCCTATGACTGAAGAAGAAGCTATTGAGTATCTCGTAATGAAAGACATCTCGACACAGGTTTGGCGTGACTACAAAGGCAACAGGTGCATCATGAAGATCGTACCAGTAGAAATGATCCCAAGTGATCGCAGCTTCCGTAATGCGTGGAAGATCAATCAAGAAATGGAGTTGGCAGCATGACCAAAACATACATCAATATCAACGGTGATGTCCGTGAGGCATCATCTCTTACAGTACCACAAGACCGCACCTTCCGTGGCGCATGGCAGTTTAACGGTGATGCCGTTGAGGTTGACATGACCAACGCATTAGCTATCCACAAGGATACTCTCCGTGCTGAACGTAAGCCACGCCTTGATGCTCTGGACGTAGAGTTCATGTTGGCCCTAGAGACAGGTGGAGACACCGTAGCTGTTGCAGCTAAGAAGAAAGCTCTGCGTGACATCACAGACGATACACGTCTTGCTGCGGCTACTACACCTGAAGAACTCAAAGCCTTAGCTCTCGCACATCTCTTGGGGGAATAACCTATAAGTAAGGCAAAGACTACGTTGCACTTCCTAATCAGAACGCTAGAAGACGTATAACCGCTAAAATATAACAAAAAGGCTTAAGTAATGTCCAGAGACCTGACCGCACAAACCCTAGAGGCCATCAAAGAAGATGTTGTGTACCCTTTCTTTGCTGTGGAGTTGTTGTTTGACAATCAAAATACTTTACGCATGTGGACAGGTCAAGGGACACTCGTACTACAGGATGGTACTCAGTGGGTTGGTTTAGGCACACTCCTGAACATCTCAACTGTTGAGGAAACCTCAGAGATAGCTGTCAAAGGTGCAGTCTTAACTTTGACTGGTGTGGCTTCAGAAACTCTTTCTTTAGCCCTCAATCAGCCTTATCAGGGGCGTGTGTGCAACATATACTTTGGGACATTACTAAAAGGTTTTATCCAACAGGAAAATGACTCTTATATACTCCTTCAGGACGGGGGTAGAATCTACCTACAAGAGAGTTCAAAAACTCTTAATGAAATCTTCTCTGGTTACATGGACCAGATGAATATCTCTGAGGGGGCTGACACTTCTACTATTGAACTTACGGTAGAAAATAAGCTGATTGACTTGGAAAGAGCCAGAGTTGCACGGTTCACTTCAGCTTATCAAAAGTCTGTGTACAGTGGTGATCGTGGGCTTGACTTTGTGGAAAGTCTCCAAGATAAACAAATATCATGGGGGCGTAAGGGGTGAATAAGTATCAACAAGAGTTCTTATTTCACGCAGAGCATGAAGTTACACCTTTGGCTGCTATGGAGTGGGAGGAATCAGGACACCCTACTGAGCCACTTGTTATAGATTGGGAGGCTTACTTTAAGTTGGAGGAGCTTGGGATGTTAAAGTTCTTTACCGCTAGAAGTGACAACAAGCTGATTGGGTATTTTGTCGTGATTATCAGCAGCCCCCTGACGACAAAAGGGGAGTTAGTGGCTTCCTACGATGCGGTTTACGTTCATAAAGACTATCGTAAATCTATGGTGGCTAGGCGTCTGTTTCAGTTTGTAGAGTCTTGCATAAAAGAGGACGGTATCTACCGTATTATAGCATCATCCTCCGTTAAAAATCCTATCGGCAAGTTCCTTAGCAGGATGGGGTACAATGAAATAGAAACTAAGTACGAAAAGGTAGTATGACATGGTTATTGTAACAGTCGCTACAGCGATCGGTGGGGCCATATCAGGGGTTATAGCAGCGGGAGGTTTTGCTGCCTTTGCAACGCAAGCCGCACTTAGTTTTGTTTTAGGTGCTGCCCTTAATGCCCTTTCTCCTAAGCCCTCTATCCCTAAACTGGGTCAACAAGAAAGTCGTGGCTATCAGGCAAACACTAAGGGTAGTGCGCTAGATCATCAGATTATCTATGGTAAAGTGCGTGTTGGGGGTGTTATTGTCTATGATGAAGCTACGGGAAGTAACAACAAGTACCTTCACCGTATTATAGCTTTTGCTGGACATCAAATAGAAGATTTTAGTGAAATCTACATCAACGACGAATTGGTTACACTCAGCGGAGATGGTAACGTCACTAGTCCTAGTAAGTACAGCGGTAAGATAAGAATTAGGGAACACAGAGGTAGTCCTGACCAACAAGCTGATACCGCACTAGTTTCCGAATCTAACAAATGGACTAGCAACCACAGGCTTCGTGGTATCGCCTATCTCTACGTCAGACTTAATTTTGATGCAGATGTTTTCCCCAATGGCATCCCTACTATTACAGCAACAGTAAAAGGTAAGAGGGTTTACAACCCCACCACATCAATAACTGCTTGGTCAGACAACCCCGCGCTATGCTTGAGAGACTACCTGAGCGTTGCTACCTACGGGATTGGCGAAGCAGCAGCTAACATTGACGATGATCTGGTAATTTCTGCTGCGACTGTTTGTGATGAGTTCCTAGAAAGCCCTGCAAGCAAGATGTTTGTTGGGGGCGACTACAGGATTAAAACTGTAGGGAACACAGACTTCACACTTTATGGTGCGCCTAACAACAACGTAGGCACTGAGTTTATAGCGACAAGTAGACCAAGCGGGGTTTATCTTACTGGGGTAGTAGAGACAAAAAAGTTTACTTGTAATGGAGCTTTTACTACCGCCTTGACGCCCTCTGATCTCCTGACTGACCTTCTTTCCTCTATGGGTGGTTCGTTGTGGTACTCTCAGGGTAAGTGGCGCATGAAGCCAGCCTATTGGACGGCCCCCGTGATGAGTCTAAATGAAGATGACTTACGATCAGGTATAAGTGTTTCTACGCGCCACTCTCGTAGGGATAACTTTAACGTGATTAAAGGAACCTTCCGTGGGGCAGAGTCTAATTGGCAGCTCACAGATTACCCACAAGTTACTAACAGTGCTTTTCTTGATGCTGATAATGGGCAAGAGTCTGTGGCTGACGTAGACTTAACCTTCACCGATAACACCATTGAAGCTAGGCGTCTCGCTAGGATTTCACTGGAGGGTAATCGTCAACAACTTACAGTCCAAGCATCGTTTGGCCTTAGTACCTTAGCGTTGCAGGTTGGGGATAACGTAAAGCTGAGTAATACACGCTTTGGCTGGACTGACAAAGAGTTTCAAGTTTTAGCGTGGTCCTTTGGGCTTACTGACGGGTTAGACTTACAAGTCAACATGACCTTGAGAGAGACTGCTGAATCTGTCTATGATGAAGTAAATGATGGTGTCGTTTACGAGAAGGACAACACTGAACTACTGTCACCTTTTGATGTACCATCTGTTGGCCTTTCCTCTACGGTTAAGACTCAGGTTATCCGTGAGAAGTTGACCAACATCATCAACTTGACCGTATCTTCTGGTTCCCCTGAGAGGATCGACCACGTAGAAGCTGACTTTAAGTTGTCTTCTGAACCTGATACAGAATGGGTTAGCCTTGGTTCAGGTCAACTTGGTATCTTTAAAGCTCTTGATCTAGAAGACGGGGACTATGACTTTAGAGCTAGGGCTATCAACACCTTCGGTATTAAATCCGCACAATTTGCGTATCTCTTTAATGTTAGTGCCAGTGGACTACTTGCTCCCCCCGCTGATGTGACAGGTTTTACTGCGGAAGTTAATGGTTCAGTTATTAACCTTGATTGGCAACCTGTACCAGATTTAGACTTGTCGTTTTATCGCATCAGGCACTCCCCTGACTTGACGGGCGCTACATGGGCTAACTCAACCACCTATGTTGACAAAGTACCTAGACCAGCCTCTAGTGTATCGGTTCCAGCTAAGGCGGGTACATACTTAGTGAGAGCCTACGACAAATCTCAGGTTGGTTCTGTAAACTACACCACTGTCATTGTACCAGAAGCTAACATTCAACCTTTGGCTAACACGATCACACTAACCGATAGCCCCACTTTTACGGGGACAAAGAGCGGAGTTGAGGTTGTTGTTAACAGACTTAGGTTGGATAACTATGCCACAGCACCCTCCACTGGAGAGTACTTATTCAGCAACTACATCGAAACTTTAGACAATACTGTCAAGAGGTGTCGTGTGTACGTCACAGCGCTAACCTTAAGGCAGGACGATGGCTCTGGTCTCTTTGATTCGGCCCCTGCATTGTTTGACGGGGGTGTTGGCTTTTTTGATGATTTAGGTGGTGCTTCCCAGTTTGCAGACACTGACATTGAGGCTTACGTTTCTACAACTCAAGATGACCCCTCTGGTAATCCCAGTTGGTCAAACTACACTCTGATTAAGGTGGCAGACATTAGCGCTAGAGCCTTTAGGTTTAAGGTACAACTTAAGTCTACTAGTAACAATGTAACGCCTTCTATATCTAACCTAACAGCTTATGTGGAGTACAACTGATGTCTCAACACGACATGAACATAGCTAACCAAACTTTCCCCGCAACCCGTGCTGACATTAACGATGCTTTACAGGCGTTAGCAAGTCTTAGTAGCGGGGATGCTGCACCCTCAACTACTTATGCCAACATGCTTTGGTATGATACCCTAAACAACATCCTCAAAATGAGGGCGGAACCTAATGACGCTTGGATTAATCTCGTTTATATAGATCAGATTAATGACGAGTTTCAAATTCTTGATGACACGCAAGTGGTTGATACCTCTGGTAATCAGACTGGTTTAATAGGAGATCAAGAAGATTTGGCTTGGGAGACTGGTACAAGCACGACAGAAAGCCTTGTGTCTCCCGCTAAACTTGCAGCGGCTATCTCTGCTCAGGTAAGCACATCTATCCCAGACCTTTCAGTAACCACTAATAAACTTGCTAATGGTGCAGTAACCTCTGGTAAACTTGCTACTAATTCAGTGCGAAGGGATGCGATATATACAGGAACAAACTCAGTCTCCTATTCTTTGACTAATACTAGTCAGGGTCAGATTAAAACTAAGACTGTAACCTTGGATGCGTACGGCTTTTTACCAGCCGTTACTGGGGGTGCTGAACGTAGTATTACAGGGACAAGTGCGGACGCTCCAGCTATAACGCTGACACATAGTAGTACTGGGACCGTCTCTGGATCAGTTAAATGGAGGTATATTAGATCATGAGTAATTCTTATGTAAGGGTTTGGGTAGAGGGTGGGGGAATCCCCTTTGTAAACTCCAACAGCAATGAAATTACCTTTGACGTGGTTACAATTGAGGGTGCAGATGTTTACGACTTTAATGTCTCTGGGCCACACATGGATTCTGAGGCTATTAGAGAGCAGTTGTCTTTATCTGGAGGCAACCTTCTTACAGGAAACCTAGCCGTAAGTAACTTTACTAAGAGGTCTTAAAATATGTCATATAAACTAGGTACACGCAGCTTGCAGAACTTATCGGGGGTTCACCCCGACCTTGTTGCTGTAGTTAAGAAGGCAATAGAAATCTCTGAGCAAGACTTCACTGTCCTTGAGGGTATCCGTAACATTAACCGTCAACGAGAGCTTGTTAAGACTGGTAAGTCCACCACAATGAACTCACGACACCTAACGGGTCACGCTGTAGACTTAGCGCCTTGGCCTATCTCATGGGAGTGGGAAGGCTTCTACCCTATCGCAGATGCTATGAAGCAAGCTGCTGAGGAGCTAGAGGTTGACCTTAAGTGGGGTGGAGATTGGAAAAACTTTCCTGATGGCCCACACTTTGAATTAGACAGGAAGAAATACAAATGAGTGAAGAACCTTGGGGCGTAAGTAAGAGTGTCCCCGTAACTGCAATAGTTGCTATTGGCGCTTATACAGTTACCGCAATATGGTTCTTTGCAGACTTGCAGAACGATGTAGCCGTAAACAAAGAGCGTATCATTAGGGATGAGGCTCGTATTGAGATACTTGAAAAATCAGTTCAGAATCAAGCTGTATCTATGGCACGTATAGATGAAAACATTAAAGCCATAAGAACTATGGCTGAACATTGGTCAAACAAGTGATTACTCCTGAGTGGCTTGACAAGTGGAGGGTATGGCCTAGATTTATTATTAGTTTGTATGGCTATGCCTTCTACAGCACGACAACATGGTTCATGGCTCTGCCTGACCCAACTAACGCACAAGCTGGGTTTGTTTCTGTCATAGTTGGTGCAGGGGCTGGCTTCTTTGGGATATACGTCAATGGTAAAAATACGCACACTATCAGCACTACTCACAGCGACACTTCTCTTAAGTAGTTGTAGCCAGCTAAACCCCCTGTCATTCCTGTCGGGGGGTACTAACGTAGCAGCCAACACCCAGATAGGCAAAGAGAACACCCAGACTATCGGGGTAAATAACTCGATCCGACCTGTGCTTAGACCTGAAGGTCCAGTAGATACTGTCGTACAAGACAACAGTACAACAAAGAACACTGAGGTTGATCCTCTCTTGTTGTTGATTCTTGTGCTTGGTTGGTTAGCCCCATCCCCCAGTGAAATGGGCAGAAACATACTGAAATTATTTAGACGCAAGTAATAGAACCAAGTTATAAATACAAAGAAGCCCACCCTAGTGTAAAAACTAAGGTGGGCTATTTTCGTTTTAGGGGGTCTTCTCGTTAGCCCTTTCCATCAGGACACTACCAAGGACCATTTGAGTGTCGTCAACTTCATCTTGCAGTCTCCCTACCCTGTAGGTTAAATACAAAGATACAACAAGCTGTGCTACTACAACCATCTCCACCCAAGTCATTGGTGCTTCTCCTCTAGTGTTTCGTTCATCTTGTTGAGATACCACTGGGCTTTCTTCATATCCTCTACAGGGTTCTGTTTGTAGCGATAACGATGCTGATACTTAATCATGTTACCGTGACAGTAGGCGATAAACCCATCCAGACCTAACACCTGTTTAATGTAGTCGATGCACTCAATCCCACCTTGGTTATAGTGTGCTGGTTTTTCCACGGGGTCATACTCGTGCATCTCAAACTCCCTATCTGCATATGCTAGGTTTTCCAAGTTCCATTTAGCCATTACAGCTTCTCCTTCATAAATGCTTTTACCCACATAGCTGTGATGTCACTACGGACAATATCCTCAACACCAAACTCAATGATAGGTACAGGTAGCATATGCTTCTTAGCAATATGTATTACCTTTGTCAACCCATCTGCTTCCTTTAGGTCAGACTGTTGCACATCCCCGTTTAGCACGATAGTGGTCCCTTCCCCTACACGGGTCAGCAGCATCTTAAGTTCATGTGTCGTGATGTTCTGTGTTTCATCGACAATGATGAAGGCATTATCAAACGATCTACCTCGCATGAGAGCAAGGGGGGCCATCTCAATGTTACCGTTCTTGATGCCAGTTTCCACTGCCCCCTTACCCAAGTGCTTCTCCAGTACGTCCAGAACAGGCAAGGCCCAAGGCATAGTCTTCTCTGTTAGATCACCCTTGAGAAACCCTAGTTCCTTCCCTACAGCCACATGAGGGCGGGTAATGACGATCTTGTCGATCTCTTTGGTCGTGTACAGGTCAGAAGCATACGTTGCTGTAACATACGTCTTGCCAGTACCAGCAGGTCCAAGGATAAAGACCTGTTTACTTTCTTGTAGAGCCTTTATAAGTTCACCCTGTTTTTGTGTCTTGGGTACAATACCAGAAGTCTTTTTATTTGCAGCGCCTTTGTAGTTGGTCTGGCGTCGAGTTTTTGATTGCTTCTTTGGTGGCTCAAGGTCTCTCATTACTCAGTTCCCTCCATTAAGGTGTTCCTTTAGTTCTGTGTAACCACCAATATAACTACTATCAGGGGCATAGATTTGAGGGACTGTGGTGTGTCCCGCTTGTTTGACTAGGGTAAGTAGCCACTTGTTCTCAGGTCGTTGTATGTTGTAGACGGTATAATCGAAACCTGAACCCTCTAAAAGTGCCTTAACTACATCGCAGAAATTACATTGGTCTCTCGTTATGACCACGTATCTCACGTACGAACCCCCCAGTTATAGCAAGCATAGTCTAGTACAAACCCGCCCACAGAGTTTGCAAAAGCATCAGCGTTTGGTTTATCTTGGAGGCAAGCCTCCTCTGTAATAAAGATTTGACTGTTGGAAACAGCTTCACACTGGTCTGTGTCGCCAATCAGGCAGATAATAGCTAGTGCAGTAAACATTAGTCTTTCTCCTTTAGTGGTTAAAGTCAAGGTGAGCAGTTTAATCACATGCTCAGGTGTTTCCGTTAGGTCAAGTCAACAATCTCACAGCTATCGCCAGAACAAGCTAATGTCTGACTGCCTGCTGTGTTGTCTTCTGCTTCATAGTCCGATAGCTTACTCCAGTCAATGTCCGTAGGCATACAAGACAGAAGCGCCTCGTAGTCAAACTTGCCTACCTCCTGATAAGGAGCCTGTTGGTACGTATGCTCGTTGTACGGTAGGAACGACACACCAGACATCTCATCGAAGTGCTTGTAGACAAAAGCACCCACCTCAAACCACTCATCCCCCTTTACGTTAATTGTCACGGAGGGCTTGTGTTCACACCATGATCGTTGATAGGCCAACCACATCTCCAGTTGTTCGATAGCTGTCAAGTCTGACGTAGTAATAGCCCCTTCTGGAGCCTTCATTGGGAAACTAAACACTGTCGTAGCATCTGGCTTCATCACGTCAGGTTCACTAGGGATACCTTGATCCTTCATAAACTGTGTCAGTGGGTCTTTGTTATCACCGCGAACAGTTCGGATGTAGTATGGGCTATGACGGGCATGAATACCAGAAGCGCTGTCCACGAGTTGAGAGACAGTCCCCGAAGGCTTAACACAAGTAATAGCAGTAGACACAGGAATACCAAGTCGTTCAGCCCACTCAGCGTTAGTAGCAACAGCAACCTCCTTGAGCCGTTCAAGTGTTTTCTCCAAACCAGCGTTCTTTGTGGTGGTCAGTGGGTTATCCATGATGCCCGTGAGAGACACTCCCAGCAATCTTTCTGCTTCTGTGTTGTCTGTCCACACTTTCCGTAGATAGGGAAACTTTGTGTAGGAAGATTGTACAGTTCCCAAAATAGTTGCCATACGAACTTTGCGTTCAAGAGATTCCACAGTGTCTGATGTACGTACCACTACCTCCGTTAAGTTGCAGAATTGATACGGACGCAGGATAATTTCGCTGCAAGGATTCGTCCCGAACTCAAAATTGGGGTCACGACGACCATTCTTCTTAGCTTGTGCTACAGAAGCCTCACGGTTGAAGACACCACGTTCCCCTGAGCCACTCTCTACCAGAGACATCCACTCCCGCATAAACGACACAGCATCAGGTTTTTCTGTGTAGCTCACAGAGTTGTTAGCCAACGCCCGTTGTGGATCGTTCTCCCACCATGCACCACTCTTAGCATGACGCATACGGTCATCACTCAAGTTGCTCAGAGAGATCATAGCAGAGCGACGAACACCCCCGACAACCACAACTTCACCAATCTTACACATGATGTCGTGGCACTCAATAGAGGAGAGTTTACGACCTTTAGCATTAGCAAACACACGGATGACAAAGCTGAACAGGTCAACAAGAGGTGCTGGACCTGATGCACGACCACCAAACGTCTTTAGTTTAGACCCTGCTGGACGAACCTTAGACACATCCCACTTAGGAATTTCACCACTGTATAGCAGGGCGATAACCTGACGTAGTGATTTAGCCCAACCCTCTTTACTATCCTTTACGATCACTGTCGTATCACTCTGGAACAGGTTGTCTGGCACATCTGGCAGCTTCTTAACGTACTGACGTTCTACTGAGAAGCCCACCCCTGTACCACAAAGAAGGATAAACATGGCTTCATCGAAGGACTTTGGGTCATCTACTGGCAGGTAACTGCAGTTGTAACCAGCAGTATTGTCACGGGAGAGGGCTGGTCCAGCAGTCATCAAAGCTCGCATCGAAGGCATAACCTCAAGGTTCAAGATAGCTTCTTCGATAGACTTAGTGTAGCTGTCGTCTCCAGCAACAGGTTTAACCACATTGTCCATGTAGCGACCTACTGTCTCGCCCCAATTCTCTCGTCGGCCTTCATCATCCAACCACCGTGCATACCGTGAGGTAGCAATGAATGTCTGGTAGTCTGTTGGTAAATAGTTGTTGCTCATTTTATCTCTCTTCCACTTGCATCTTTGTCTTCTTTAAGCCATACCAAACGGTCTATGTCACATCTGTTTATACCTATATCTTTTAACTGCCTGTTGGTCAGTGTGTTTAGTTGCTTAATAGCTTTGCGGTGTTCCCGCCAAGTAGCCAAGTAGTTCATGTATCGCCAAAACCACGTCATCTCTTATCTCCACTACCCTTTAGTACACCCCGTTTAGCACGATCTTCTAGCTTGTTCAAGTTAATTGAAGCCACCTCAGAGAGTGTAACGTCAAGATCACGGGCCAAAGCTGCGGCATACCACAGCACATCCCCAAGCTCATCTATAATGTCAGACCGATTAAACGTACCGTCACGTACGATCTTCTTTACCTTCCCAAGAACCTCACCAGCTTCATTAGCCAAACCCATAGCAGGGTAAGTAATCTGTGCCGTGTGTGGGTAGATAGCAGTCTTTACTGCCTTATCTTGGTACAAATTCAAGGTAAGCTCTTTATTGTGGTATGTAGTGTAGTAACCCATCTCCTCCAAGTCTTCCCCTGTAATCATTATATAGTCCTTCCATAAAACTCTGTTTGCGTTTCACTATGAGCGTCAAACAAATACCAAGCGCAGTTGTCTTTACCTACGCTCTTACTTCCTTCGATCCACTTGACCCTCCCCACACTTACTACCTTAGTGCAGTAGGTCATGTAAAGGGCTGATTGCTTTGTGTGCATCCAATCTGCATCAAACAATAACCATGTGGGACACCTCTGCATCCAATGTGTCATAAACGGGTGAAGAAACTTCCTGTCCCAAGGCGGGTTGGTAATACAAAAGTCAACTACTCCAGTTCCACCAAGGTCAAGATCAAGACCATCATGGCGAAAGATACTGGGATGTCTAGGCTCAATGTCGCAAGCATAAAGGCACTCCCCGTGTCCATCCGTAAGGTGTTTAATGTGTTCAATCAACCTACCGTCACCCGCACATGGCTCTACGTAATCAAACGCGTAAGGCAAGTGCGGGATCAGAGGCTCTACAGCAGCTATTGGTGTCGGGTAGTAGTCACGTTCAATCCTCTCGAAGTTACTACGTTTCCCCATACATCCCCCTTAGTGCCGCCTGTGAGATAAACTGCGGCTCATACATACCGTTAGATACCTCCCGCTTAACTACAACACCTGACCACCACTCACGATTGGCTTGCCCTGCCCACCCTTCTTCTGCCCCTTTGTAACAGCCCGCGACAAGGCCAATAGTCCCGTTAGGGTGCGAAGAATCTTTAAACTTAAGATCACGTTTATGACTGTGACCACAAGTAGAACTGTGGTGGCGGTGAGCGAGTAGCCCGTTAGCATGATGAAGACCAGACATAGCTGACCCAAAGTTACCACTACTAAAGAAGTGAGCATAAGATACCCCATCGTAATCAAAGATGGCGGGGGCGCCATTTTCGTATTCGTGGTACTCGTCGAACCAGCTTTTGGTTTGAAGATGCCCGAAGGAAATCCCGTATTTTGATCCCTCAAGTCTTGGGTCTGTCTTGATAGCTTTTTTAATTCTATGCTCATGGTTCCCCTCAAACCCAAAGAAACTTGGTCGTTTTCGCTTGTGGTGACGAAACTTCCACCGTAGGCGCTCTTGCGCGTCATTGTAGTGTTCGATGTCAGCCTCATAGTTCTGGCTAACGATTGCCTCTGGGTAACGAGTGTCAAATGTATTTAATGACCGCATATCAGCGCCATCCCCAAGGTCAACAACATAATCAGGCTTGAGGTCATACAAGAACTCACCCAACCAGTTAAAACGCTCATTTCCCACTGAGGGGTCTACGTGAGCGCAGCTAAAGACCACTACTGTTTTACCCATTTTCTGCCTCCATCTCCATCAAAGCCAGTCTGATTTCAAAGTCTACTCGCTGTAGCTCCTCTTTACTTAACTTTTGTATTGCTTCCACTACTTCAACCATTCGTCGGGTATCCTTTTGTCTGAGTAGATGAACCCGTGCTTATCACACCAGTCACCGTATGTAGTTTTAGAACCTTTGTTGATCTTACCACGAGAGTTACTAAAGACGAATCGTATGTCTAACTTGGGGTGTTGCTCCTTAACCTTCAAGTGTTTCTTTCTGTCAGCGGCTACAAACCGTCCCTTTGACTCAATGATAACACCATTTGGTAAGATGAAGTCTGGGGTATAACTCTTGTTCTCGTTTAAGACCCACTTAATCTTCATGGTCTCGTACTCGAAAATCACACCCCTTCCCTTCAAGTCAACAGATATGTCATCTTCAAGCCCTGATCGGTAGCCATTCTTTATAGCATGCCGTCTGCGCTCACTACTTTTCTTCACAGAAGATACCACACTCAAAGTCGTAGTCTTTTAACTTATGACCTTTTGCATCAGGCGGTAAGTCTTTTAGCATTACTCTCTCTCCTTTATAGTAGGCTAACTTTGCGCCTATCTCAGTTGACTGCTTCTCTCTAGACAAAAAGACCTCTGGGAAGGTCTCTCTAACTAAGTTCCAATAAGTAGCTGAACTAGCCTTAACACAACCAATGCAATTAGCGTTAGGGTAACCCAAAGTGTAAATGAGAGGCAGTGTTATGCCATCACCTTGAAGAACACGAAAGCAATCCTCTTTGGTAAACCCTACGTCAATTAAGGGTGTTAGGAGTGTATCACGTTCAGTTAACCTAAAACGATCTGCACGTTTAACTTCCTCAGCAGTAAATCCCAGTACAGTATAATCAGGTTTGTTAACTTTCTCCCATTCTTGCCGTGCCTTCTTTTTAAGCTCTAAGGTACACGGAGCGCCCATAGGACCAGACATAAACTTACGGTCAGCCCAAACTTCTTCACAGGATTGATCGGGGTACTTAGACCTAACGGCAAACTCAATAGGAAAGTCTAACCAAACCTCAACATCCTTTAAGAACCTTTGATTGTCTGGATGCTCCTCTTTAATGGGATTGTTGATTATACTTACTTTATTGTCCTTACCATATAAATCTAAGGTTAACTTAGCCGCTACGGATGAAGCTGCCCCACAAGAGAACCATACGGCAATGTGCTTGTCTTTTATTTTGGAGGTATCCACATCTCACCTACTTCCCGTCTAAGCCAAAGTAATCTGGCATTTTCCACCACCCTTTGAATATCACCCTTGTACTTTTCAACACAAACGTCCCAGAACTCCTCCTCAGTATTAAGATCAGCTAACAACTTTTGTGCTGTCTTGGGGCCAATACCGTGTACACCCTTGATGTTGTCAGCAGCATCTCCAGTTAACAATTGGGTATAAAAGAACTTAAGACCAGTTTCTTCAGTAACTGTAGTCCAGCTACCCTTGTTAATGTTGAAGTGCCTGCATGGTATTTGCAACATATCCTTGTCTATAGAAGCGACAATCGTTGTAGGACCACATCTAGTTGCCTCTATTGCAATCAGGTCATCTGCTTCTTCTCCTTCACTAATGATAGCCCCATACTTTTCTACCATGTAGGCTCTTGCCTTTGGTAAATCTACTGGTTTGGGTGTTAACTTTCTTAACCCCTTATAGGGATGAGACTTGGCAACTTCGTAGCGGAAGTTAGTAGAGCCAGTTAAGTAAACCTGATACAAACCGTCTTCAGGAAACCTAACTGTCTTGTCGATTATAAACTTCATACCTTTGTCTATATGAGGTTCTAGGCTAGTTTTATCTGCCGCCCAAAACTTGTAACCTTTTACAAACTCTTCGTAACAATCTTGTTTGTATTTGTACAATTTTAAGGTGGTATCGACCTCTCTGAAGTAATCCTTTTCCAGAGAGGCCGCTGCTGCATAGGCTACGATGTCTCCATCAATTAAAACCTTGCCGATCTCCATTACAGCCCACCAAAGACCACTGTTCCGTCACCTTTCTCGAAGCCAACATCTTCTACGTAGGGGAACCCCCCTGCTCGTGCTGCATCTGCGAAAGCTTGGCCTAGACTGTACAGATCATCAACGTTTCCACGTACTACTGTTGTACTACCGTCGAAACCATCCTCTTCACAGTCTGTTGTAAAAGTAATAGATACTTGCATTAGAAGACACTCCGATCATCTGAATCTTTACCCTCATAAACGACATGGTTAGTGATAGACACTTTCTCTAGTTGCGTGATCTTACCTTCCCAAACGTCTAGCTTTACGATAGCCTTCGAGCCGTTACCAATTAGTCCATCAACTTCCCAGTCCCAAGGGACGTGATCTTCACCGACCTGCTTAAACATTGCAGGTTCTCCAATAGTCACACCTTGCTCATTCGTTTCCATGTTACGGAACTTAGGGTTAAAGTGGGGTCGAGTTGCCTTGTAGTACAGACGACCCTCTTTGGTTTGCTTAAACAACTGAGCCTGTAGACCCTTGTTAGGCACACCATCAGCAATCATCTTAGCCTTACTCTCCTCAGTAAGCATTAGGTTTACGACATAGACACCTTGCTTTGCTTCCATGTTGATCGCCATTTCAGAACCGTCTCGTGGTCCCATGTCACGGTCATCTTCCCGCAACTTTGCCCACTCAAGTTCGCACTCTACTACTACTGTTTTACCCATTGTAATCTTCCTTTTTGTCGGGGTTTGTACTATACTATATAGACCTTTTTGGCTTTTTAACAACCAAACTGTTTAATTTAGTGAATATCGGCATAAGTGTTGCCGAACTGCACATCTGTGCCTAGTGGAACATTAAGTTTTAACTTTTGATTCAACTTCATAGCGGCATCGTACATGATACTTTCTACATGTCCTTCATCTCCTTTCTTGACTAGAGCAATCACCTCATCGTGGAACTGCCCGACACACTTAATTCCGTTCTCACGACACAGTTGAACCCATGTATCAAAACAGAATACTCCAGTGCTTTGATTTAGCGTACTGAAACGATCTTTGTCACTTCGTAGGCTATGCCAGAAACCTGACACTGGGTTCTTAAGCCACATACCCTCTAGCACTTCCTTCGTCGTAGCCCCACTAGCTACCTTCTCAATAGCCCAGTTACGGGACCAGAAGGCATCTAAGAGGGTCTTAGCCTCTTTCTGCGTCATGCCAGTACCTCGCGCAAGTGCTGCTGCCCTAATGCCATACGTGGCGCTGTAGTTAACAACCTTGTAGTTCTTACGCAACTCCTTGAGGGACCGTTCCCCTGAGTTGTGCTTATCGATGTCCTGTTGGGTAATAACACCAGCGTGTAGTGCCAAGTCCAAGTGAGGGTCAAAACCTTCACGGCTCATCTCCTGCACATAGTCAGGGTCTAGTGGCTTCATGTAGTGACGCTTTGTCGTATCCTCCAGTGATGTCATATCAGCACCGCATAGCACATAACCTTCTGGTGCAATCAGGCATCCACGGATCACATCACCATAGGGCTTGTCTACGCTAGGTAGGTTCACCAGTGGCTTGAAGTGTTTGAAGCGGAACGTATTCGTAAGCCCTGCTACACTAGCCTGTAGGTATCCATCCTTTTGGCCCTCAAGGAAGCTCTTTAAGATGCCAGCCCTGTGAGTAAGAACAGTGAGACCATCAAGGATGTCAACAGCAGCATCAACAGAAGAAAGATCACGAACGCTCTGGCATAGGTCTCCATCTTTTCGTACTTGTTCGATTTGTCTTGTGTCTCCACTTTTCTTATCCCTTACGAATTTAAATGTACGAGGCTCCCAACCTAAAGACCGCAGCCAGTCCTTAACCTGATCGTTAGAGTTAGGGTTGCCGCGTTCCTCACCTGTCTTTACCTTGAAGCCTATCGTAGTGACAGACTGCTTGTACTCCTTGCAGAGAGCCACCCACTTCTCACCGTGTGATGACAGCTCTCCGTCTTTCTTGTGCATAACCTTTGGTCGAGCCGCCATACGCTCTAGGATACGCTTAGGCATAGCCTCTGCTAGTTGCTCAACCTTATCCTCTTTGAGGCGGCTAATCTCATCGTAGGCTGCTTGTGCTTTTGGTACGTCTAATTTCCACTGTAGCTCTTCCTGCTCTCTGGCGCAGTCTAACTTGAACGACAGATAATCAATCAGACGGTCTTTGTCTTCTGGTGTGTCTTTGTATAGTTTGTTTAGCTTAAGGTCTAAGTCACGCCATAGACGGTTGTTGATCTTAACGTCCTCATCGCACCTGTGAGCATACTCTTGAGGCGTCAGGGTGTTCCAGTCCTTAATGACAGGTTTAGGAACCCCATAGTCCAATCCGTAGCCCTCAAGCCCATGCTTCATACGTCCGTGGTTGAGATACCAAGACAGGGCCAAGGTGTCTACCAAACGTGATGTAACCTTGATGCCCAGCACACGTTCCACTGCGGGGATGTCGAAGCGGATAATGTTGTGACCTACGAGTGTTTCACTGTTAAGCAATACATAGCGCATCTCGTCATAGTCATGCGTGTGCTTTACTTCACCCATGTCGTTAGACCAAGACATGACATGAATTTTGGTCAACTCATCCAATAGACCGTCTGTTTCAATGTCGAATACTGTTGTCATTGTTATGCTCTTTTCATTGTTTTGATTAAGAAGAACCCTGCGTGTTGTGGATAATCTTTCATAAACTTTCTTGCGTATAAGGCAATAAAATCGTTACTAACCTTGTAGTCATTACCAGTAGTAACAACCTTTGTCTCCCATCGGATACGATTAACGATCATCCAAGCCGACAGCCTTTTGTGTCCCTTTTCGGCGGCTTGCAGGGAGAATCTACAGAAAAGCTCATAAACCTCTGGGTTTTCTTCGTCCCAATCATCAAACTTTTGTGTAAGTGTCATATCATACTTCCCTTAATGTAAACGTATCTAAGTTAAAACGCATTGTACCTGCATTGCCCTCTTCTGAGCATGGTCGGTTCTTCTCAACGCGGATGTGTGTCGTGTTCCGTTCTTCTAAGTTATCTGCTTCTTTCTCCCGTGATAAGTCAATAACGACAGAAGCTCGTTGTCCAATCATCTTGCAGTACTTCGGGTCTCCATCATCATTAGTGTGGGCGATAGTAACGATACCCACATTAAGTTCTGCTGCCAACTTAGATAGTCGAATAGATAGATCAGCAAGCATTTCCTCCTTACTTTCCGCAGATGATCCTACTACTACGTCTTGGATAGGCTCAAAGAATACAAACTTACAACCACAGGCTTGACTGAAGTATCTGATCTGGTCGCACAACTCATCAGAACCTTGACCATCACCCATGAAGAACTGGTAATAAAGTTCGTCTTTGTTGAGACTCTCAATGGCAGAAACCACTTGTTCGTTTGCCCCCTTCTGTTCAATCAAATCCCTGCGTGTCAGGTTGTCATTACACTCATAAGATACAAGACCAAGCAGGGAGCGTAGCTTGGTTTCCTCTACGTGCATTGCAGCGATTGGCACTTTACGTTGCAGCATGTTGTATTCCAAGTACCTCATAATCTCCGTCTTGCCTATCCCAGTGGGTGCTTTAATCACTGTGAAGTGCGCTTGCATTAGACCCAATATTTTAGCGTCTAGTGCTTCAATCCCTGTAGGCACGTATTCATGCTCTGGTGCGTTCTGATATAACGACAAGAAATCATCTACACCATTTAGAACATTCTCAGGTGTGTACTTCTTAGCTGCCCACCAAGCCCCCTTGAAGTCACCCCCCTTACCCGCCTGTAAGAACTCGTTAGCGTCCTTGTAAGGTCTGTGGTCAACACGATAGACCTTATTAGGAAACATCTTAGCAACGCTGTCTGCGAGTGCGTTACCTGCGTCATCGTTATCTACGGATAAGACAATCTTTTCGAAACTGTTTAGCCAATCCGCACAATTCTCCCACAGCTTCCTAGAGGGCGTAGCAGAAGGCAACGACACCACAGGCGTAGGGAACTTACTCTGAACCATTTGATACACCGAAAGAGCATCTAACTCACCCTCAGTGATAGTTATCATCTTACTGCAACCAGCGGTAAATAAGTTCATCCCAAACAGTTCATCAGCCTTAAACCCAGACTTAGCAAAGAAAGCCTTGTCTGGCAACTTACGGACTTTAATTCCCCCGCTGGGGTACACATACTCCTGACGATCTGGAAAAGTTAGTACGTTGTATTGCGTCATTATTGCTTCATCAATACCCCGCATACTTTCATACTTTCCACTGCTGGGGTCTACCACAACAAAAGGCTCAATAGCTTTAGGAGTAAACTTAGGTTTGTCTCTTTCTATTGTAGGGTATTCCTCTCTGGCCCAATCAAAAGTCTTTGCACGAGATGGATAGTTTGTATTGCACGAGTGGCACTTACCATAGCCATTGCTATTAAAACTAAAGGCATCTGAGGAGCCGCACGACACAAAAGGACACGGTAGATTACTATTGTCACTCATATTTATCTTTCTTTATCTAGAGGTGTCTTAAGTCTAACAACTACTACATCAACCTTAAAAAGGGTAACACCAGAGTAACTCTAGAGTAACTCTTTTATTGGTTGATGTAGTAGTTTAATAGCTCTAGCGTAACTCTAGAGGTAACTTAAGAGGGCTACACTTACTTATATAGACCTTTTTAGAGTTCTAACAACTCACGATTTGTTACAGCCGTGACATTTTATTTAAAGCAGAAACTTCACGCTTATATACAGCCTGTTGAGACATACCACATTCTGCCGCTACATCCTCTTGTTTCATCTCATTAAAGTACCTCTTGTGTATGATTTCCGCATCTATGTCGTCAAGTAACTTAAATGCTTTTGATATGAAGTCATCAGTCTCATACTTTTGAGTACAATCTTGTACGTAAAGAGAGAAGGTGTCATCAAAGTTAACTGAGGTAGCTGACAAAGCTCTTGCCAGTTCCTTTTTGCCTTTCTCAGAGTATGTGCCGTGTTTGTAACCTACACCCTTTGATAAGCTCTCAGAGGTGCGTGTGTATGGTATGTGTACAACTTTAGACTTCCTATTGATAAAATCGTGCATGGCCTTGTTAGCACGTCTGTACAGGCTTGCAGGGTACTCATCTGGTTTAACCTCAAGTCTTTCATAGATAGACAAGACACCTTCCGACACCAGATCGTCATTCATGTGAGGTCGTCGGTACTTACGCGCCAGCCTCTCACACATCGTTACGATTTCATCTGTGGTTAGCTTAGTCATTCTGCTCTCCAATCATGGGAAATATCTTAGAGATCGCTTTTCCAATTTCTACTGCTAGGTCCATATGCTCACGCTGAGTGCCGTTAGCTGACCGTAGTGCCACATAGTGTATCCAAGATCGAATAGACCCCTGAGCGTACAGCCTAGAGACTGTGTTACCTTCTGGCAGTACTGCACGGGCCTGCTCTTTAGCGATGCCGTTAAGGATAGCCCAGTTGTAGTGCGCCTTAGCTGCGTCAATGACATCCTGCTGTCTCATCCGCCACTCTCCAGACAGTGCTGGGTTGTCAACCTCTACGCTGTTCTGACGGTTTTTTGTGTCTTGCAGTCGAGCCTCACGCAAAACGAACGTATTCTCCATGTCCCGTGGATCAGCGTATCGTTGGCTGAACTCTTGGAAAGCAAATGATCGGTGGCGTAGCATCTGCCTAGCAATATCGCGTGTTGTCTCAATTTCCACTGTAGCTGTAGCCATCTCAAACGGCGACCAGTGCTGGTGCTTGATGAGGTAGCTCAACAGGCTCTCGCTCGTTGATAGGTCTGCCTGACCCTTTGGGTTTGACACCTTGGCACAGTAGGCAATCAGGTCTTGGACATCAGTTAGTCCTATGATCTCATTTTCCACTGGCTGGGTGTAAGCGATTAGTTTAGCTTTCATCATCAGTAAGGAACCTCTTCAGTATTTTCATCACGGGGGTCACTAAAGTAACCCTTGGCTGGTGTTGAGCATGAGCGATAGAGTATTTCACTCAGGTCTTCCAGTAGAGTTTCTGGTAATATGCCCATCTCTTGTAGGTCTCGTTCCATCTGTAGCGTCACTGTAGTTCTCCTTTATTATGTGTTATCACTACCTCAGATACGTCAACAACGTGCATCAAAGCAAGCCTTATGAATTGCATTGGGTAAATGCAAAGGCTTTCCACTGCATTTTCCATCTGTGGGGTCATTAGTCTTCTCCTTTGTTATTTGTATGGTGTATCGTTTGTGTAGAAGTAATGTCCATCGACACGCCCGTCAAGCTGATAGTGCTTACTCCAGTAAACTCTTATACTGACCGTGTGATAATGCGTACTGGTGATCCCTAAGCCTTCCCCATCAAGAGTATCCTTGGCTACCTCTAGGGCTTTAGAACGGCTCTCAGGGTGCTTCATGCGGTCACTCTTTCCATCGTGGGTAAACGAGAAGGCTTTAGGCTCCCACACGACATCACAGATGGTATCAGGATACCTGTCGTCGTGCATCCGATTGACTACCACCTGTGCTACTGCCATCTGTCCCATGTGGTTCTCTCCACGGGCCTCAAAGTAGACAGCAGTAGCAAGACACAAGAGTGGGGTCATTTCAAATAGTCCTCTATGAATTGGTCAATGTCTTTATCTTCGTGGCACATCATAAGGTGCTTTTGATCCTTAAAAGCAAACTCTCTTAGTTTAGGCTCTGAGAGAGACAAGACTTTTTCGTTCATTGCTCTAATTTTTTGCGCCTGATCTTCATTCCAATCTTCATCCCAGTTTTTGCCTTCGTTTTCATCCTCCAAGCAATACTCTTTTACATGATCCTTTATTTCACTAAAGCTCATAGACTTCACAAACTCTTTTGCAGCTTTCACAAGCTCATCATTTCTATAATTTGTTTGATAAGGGAAGTAGTTCCCATACTCTTCGTATGTCATCTGTTATTCTCCTTTAGCCACTTACGTATGTCTTCTGCTACATCAGCAGGGCAATCGTCTTCCCAATAGTCGGTCATCATTTAATCTCCAGCACTTTGTCAGCGTAGAAGCTCTTCCACCGCTTGCTGGTAAGCTCGTACACAGGAACCTGCCCCCGTGCCTTCATAGCCTCTCCTTGGGCCACACCACGCTCAGAGCCTACGATCTTGGAAGAGGGCTTGAACAGACCGTTGATAACACGGATCGTACCGTCAGCTTTGATGAACGACACAGTAGCAATCTTTGTACCTTTGCCTTCGATCATGCATTTAACTTGCTCAGGGGTCATTGTGTTTGAGGTAGTCATTTTAATAATCCTTTTAGATCAGTGTGATGCAGGTGATTCTGCGTCTATACACTTCAGTAACATATTTCCACTTCGGGGGTCAATCATATCTTTTGATAGCGACAAACTTATTTCCACGTATGGCCTTCAGTTCAGCCTCACAGGTCTCGTTCATTTCGTTGGCACGGGCTAGTGCGCCTGACATGGTATACGCCTTGCCTGTGTCCAGACGTGTGACCCCATACTGTGTGAGGATGCCCACGATGTAGTTTTCTGCTTCTGATGTGAAAGTGTTGTTCATTGTGCTTCTCCAGCTTTGATTGCTTCCCAGTGTTGCCAGACGTTATCGACTTCTGCAAGCACCAAATTATCTTTCAGGCTGTGTGCGTTAAGAAAGTTCTCTGCGTCTGTCTTCATTAGGAAAGCCCCTATGAGTGTGGGTTTTGAATCTTCCCATCCCTTCGGTGCCTTGAGTGATACTATAAATAACATTAGTGTTCTCCTTTCTTTACTGGTGACCCTGTCCAAGATTTAACTGTGAACCAGTCAAACATGTAGTTCTCGCTGATGTGATCCAATGCAGCCCAGTATTCTGCTGCATCTCTTGATGACTCGTCCCATACCCATGTGCAGGGGATGTTACTGATGCGGAAACTCTCGATTTCACCACAGTGGAACATCATCTCGACATCAACATCGACCATGATCTCAGTCTGACGATCAAACTTAGCTTCTTCTGCTTCTTGGAACAGTGCGTTTACTTTAGACATATCAGCGAATCTCCTTTGCTACTGCTTCATACTCGACCATATCAAGCAGGGTGTCAAGTTTATCTGTGATGTCCTTGAGACTGTCCTGCACACGATCCATGTCATCTTTAGCATCTGTAAGATACTCGAACAGGTTCTCAATGGTCTTGGCCTTTGGTACATTCTCAATTTCACGGTGGTGGTTCACGTTGATACCACGATCAATGTCGTTCTTATATTCCCCTGTACGGGCTGTGGCATCTTTCACGTCGAACATGATAGCTTCGAGTTCTTTGATAAAGTTTTCCATCAGATCACTTCCTTTTCTGTTACGACACATTGAAATCTTGTCTGTCCGTACATATCAAAACCTGCGGGGACTTCAAGATATAACTTCACGTAGTTTCCGTAAGCTACCCTCTTGTCAGTAATAGTACCAGTAACAACATGACCACAATATTCCGCTGTGACCTGCTCTCCGATCTCACGCTGCCAACCTGTCTTTTCCATTTGTCTTCTCCTGTTTCACTGCGTAGCTGTGCTACTATTAATTTCCACTGCGGGGGTTATGGTAGGTGGTAGAACGTCTCGCTGTCGTGTTCTGTTTCATACCCAGTAACGTGCAGATCACGGACACAACACTCACCAACGCTCTCGCCACATTCCGTCGTGACCACTTCAGAATCTTTACAGTAAGCATCACACAAGTAGCACTGTGTCTTGTCTTCATCATCATCAAACATCATTTAAACTCCATTGTTTGCTTCTTTGAGGTACCGTACATAACTCCCTCGCTAGGGGCAACGGCTAATTTCGCTGGTGGCCTCTCTAATTTCCACTGGTAGGGGCCACTACAAAATCTCACCAGTCGCCTCTCTAATTTCCACTGGTAGGGGTCGCTGCAAAATCTTTCCAGTCGCCTCTATAATTCCCCTGTAGGGGATCACGACAAAATCTTTCCAGTCGCCTCTATAATTCCCCTGTAGGGGGTCACCTCTATAATTCCCCTGTAGGGGGTCACCTCTATAATTCCCCTGTAGGGGGTTGCCGCTCTAATTCCCCTGTAGGGGGTCATCCCTTTTGATCCCGTGAATCGGGTGGAATCGGTCAAAATCAGGCGGTGATGATCAGGCGGTGATGATCAGGTCATGGCGTATCGGTTGCCCAAGGTGTCCAAGATCAGGGATTCGGCGGTTTCAATATCGCTCAAAGAACCGTCGGATTCATACCGTTGAAAAGAACCCGACCTATAGGGGCAATACGTGATCCTGTGACCGTGGGTTTTCAAGTGATCAAGATCGGCGGGGGTTTCTTGGGGTTCAATT